ACGGCAACGGCTACGGCTACGGCAACGGCAACGGCAACGGCAACGGCTACGGCTACGGCTACGGCAACGGCTACGGCAACGGCTACGGCTACGGCAGCGGCTACGGCAACGGCAACGGCTACGGCTACGGCTACGGGACAATCAATATAAGAACACAAAAGAAACTATAATAATATTGGAGTGATATGATGAAACCAAAGGTGATGCGCTACCATGAACTTGATGACCTATGTATCTTCCGTGACATCCGCACTAATCGCACCTATACTCGCATTAGTGTGGGTGTTTGCGTGGATGTTCATGGTCATGATTATATTCCCGCTCTGCGTGATAGGGTTAGCCCTATCGCTCGTCTTAAAGCGTGTCGTGTATAATGGATAATAAAATGAAACCCAATCCTTTAGCTGAATCTATCAGGACTTTCATACTCACCATAGTTAGTGTACTCATCATAGCAGGGTTTGTTGAGTATCTAATTGATTGTTTTTTCTAACAACCAAGGAGACAATGAAATGATTCATCAATGCAATTGTAAACACAGCTATCAAGATAAGAAGTATGGGGAATATAGGCGTGTGTTCAATGAGTCGTTGGATAAACAACGGAGACTCATTGGTAAGTGTACTGTGTGTAGTAAGCAGGTGGAACTGAAGGGTAGCCCCACTATTAAACTCTAAGAGGAGGACAAATGCCAGCATTAAAAGATATTCTCATCCTTGGTAGCGCAACTAATCAGCATATCTTTGAGGATAGGCGCTATGATATGTACAGAATTCATTCAATCAATTGGAAGAATGAAGAGGAACTAGAGAAGGTAGTTGAGAAGGACAACCTAGCTTGTGTTGTGTTTACAGGTGGTGCTGATGTACACCCCATGTGGTATGGGGAATCACGTGAGGATCATACATGGCCTGACCTACCTCGTGATATAATTGAGAAGGAGTTCTTCAGCTATTGCTTGGAGAAGGGTATCCCTATGATTGGTATCTGTAGGGGTGCTCAGTTGTTCAATGTAATGCTTGGTGGTAAGATGGTGCAGGATATCAGTGGTCACTATGGCTCACACCTCATTGTTACTGAGGATGGGAGAGAGATCCCTGTTAATTCTATCCATCATCAAGCTATGATTCCTAGTGATAAGCTCAAGGTAGTAGCTAAGTCAGTGATTGATGACATCCCTGAAGTAGTAGTTAATGAGGAGCTTAGTATCCTTGGGGTACAATTCCATCCTGAACTACTGAGTTATAATCATGCTGGATTCATTTACTTCCAATCTCTTATCGAGAAATATGATATTGTATAGGAGGGTACATGGTAATCAAAATTAATTTCAAGAATGGGAAGAAGGGTACTATATGGTATACTCATAACACATTTCCCGGTAATTGTGGGTATTCTATACTGCGTGATATAGTCTTTAAACTCCCTAGGATGGCTGATTCCTCCAAAAAGGCAGTGTTAAAGGTTGCTCTATCCAAAATGGTAGCTAATACAAGACGTATTGTTATCACTGATAAGCACAAGGATAAGTATTTATCTAAGCTAATAGAAGATGAGAAAAATAAAGCAATTGGGTTCATGTTATCTACTGGATTCAATCTTTCCCCACCTGTGTTAGGTAACCATACTGTAGAGGGTAGATATGATCAATACTACACCACTATGGGGTGGTTGGATTATAATGAGAGAATTCTCACTAAAAAAGAGCGTGAATATATAGATAAATATATTGATAGTATCAATCCAGCAACAGGTTTTTTTTAAACTAGGAGAAACTAAATGATTCTTATTGGCGCTGACCCTGAGGTATTCCTCAGAGATTCCAAAGGTTCTATCATACCCTCAATTGGTCTGCTTGGTGGTAGTAAGAATGCCCCGAGGGACATTGGTATTGGTAGTGTTCAAGAGGACAATGTATTAGCAGAGTTTAACATCAAGCCTGCTAAGAGTAAAGCTGAGTTTGTGCAGAGCATCCTCTCTGTTATGTCTGAGATGGGTAAGCTTGTAGACCCATTGAAGATTGATATCCGTGCTTCTCATACATTTGATATGAATGTACTACAGAAGTATGGTGATGCAGCATTCCGCTTTGGGTGTGACCCTGATATGAATGCTTGGTTGTTCGATTACAATACACCTCCTGATCCTCATGCTGTGGGTGGTCTCCGTTCTGCTGGTGGTCACATTCATATTGGCATGGATATGGGGGATGATGAAGAGAAGTTCATGCTTGCAGCCACTATGGATATCTTCCTTGGTATCCCATCAGTACTGCTTGATGATGATATGGAGCGCCGTAAGTTGTATGGTAAGGCTGGAGCTTTCCGCTTGAAGCCTTATGGTATTGAGTATCGTACCTTGTCTAACTTCTGGCTTAAGACTCCTGAGCTTATTGGATGGGCTTATGATAATACAATCATGGCGGCTAATACCTACAAGGATATCCGTCTATTAATTAAAAATTCTGGATATAGCCCAGAAGCTCTCTGTGATATCATCAATAAAGCTGATAAGATTGCTGCTAAAAATGTAGTTGATACGTTACATATACCACTAGCATAGGAGGATGATATGGCTGATGAAGTAAGAGAGCTTAACCATGCTTACTCAAGTACATATAACAAGTATGGTTCTAACAAGGTTGTATTAGTCCGTGAGTTCTACCGTTCTGATACCGAAGGTATCAGATGTCTAGCAGATACTATCGACAAGAATAAACCTGTAAGGGTTGATGTACCAGTCAATGATGGTACCATTGATTTCGGGTTCCCTGCTAGACTAGGTAATGTGAACTATAAAACATTTGTAGTCCACCTCTCTAGGTCTCCATTGAGACAATACCGTAAGGCACTTGCTGTTAATAACTTTAAGCGTGAGATCATTAGCAGATCAATGCTCACTGCAATCAAGAAGGAAGTAAGTCCTGATAGGCTGATTGAGCAAGGTGATTTCATATATAGAATCTTCAATCCTACATACTTCTCATATGAGGAGTCAATTGATATGGTTCGTAAGTATGAGCGTATCTCAGCTGCCTTCTCAGAGAACCTATGTGTGGGTGTTGAGGCTACAAGCCAGCATATCCATCTCTACTACCGAACATTGTTGGTTGGTATTATCAATGATGATAATTCAATCACCCTACTACAGAACTCACAACATCTACGTGAGCTTATCCAATCACACCTACCCAATGTAAGGATTAAATGATGACAGAGTATATTGGTAAACTAATGAATCATAATGAAGACCCATCCACTAAAGTAGGTGACACTAGACTGCTCACATTAGACCGTGTTGGTATTGAAGTGGAGCTTGAGGATGTTGCTCATAAGATACAGAGAGACCCCTTCAAGTATTGGAGGGTAACTGAGGATGGTTCTCTCAGGGATAATGGTCTTGAATTTGTATTCCGTGCTCCATTAGCTGGCATTGATGTAGTTAAGGCTGTCATAGAGTTGGAGGATGCGATGTCTGTAATCAAACCGCAGATATCGGAGCGTACATCAGTTCATGTACACCTCGATGTTCGTGACATGTCACCAAGCCAACTCTTTAGCCTGCTAGTAACTTATGCATTTGTTGAGAGGACAATGATGCGTTACTGCGGGGAATCACGGATGAAGAATAACTTCTGTCTCCCTATTTCTTCTACCTCAGCTGACTTCCTCTCTCGTATCAGTAGGTTTAAACAAACTGAAGGGCGTGACTTTATTCATCAGGCACAACAGTTTAATGATAACGAACGATATGCTGCATTGAATATTAGTGCTATCAATACATATGGGTCAATTGAGTTTCGTGGATATCATGGCACATATGATGCACAAGAGATATTGACATGGGTTAATATGATTCTCTCGTTAAAGAAGTTTGCTATTGAGAATGCTGAAGATGTATTCAGGAATTTCCATGTACATATCTCTGCTAATGGTGCGTTGCAGGTATTCAATTCAATCTTCAATAGAGTATTAGCAGAGAGATTAACTACTGACTACTTGATGCATGACCTACGTGAATCAATTGTTACAGTTCAGGATATTCTCTTTAATTGGGACATAGTCTTGGAGGCTTCACAGGTATTGCGTAAGAATCAAGGTGCAGGAATGGTGTATAAGTTCATGGAGAAGCACAACAATGCACTCTTTCGTGCCTATAAAGAACAAGGGTTAGTCACTGGGAGTATTTCTATAGATGAACTATTAGTTGATACACCTGTAACTGCTTGGGGAGCTACTAATCGTGTTCGAGTTGGAGTAAGACCAACACCTGTTTTCACAGCACCAGAAGAACCAACTGAAGATGAAGAGGAGGATGACGAATAATGTGTGGTATCGTAGGGTATATGGTTAAGATTTCAAATAATAAGTATCAGGATTTCTTTCAGCAGTCTCTCTATGTTGATGCCCTCCGTGGTATGCATGGTACTGGTCTATTTCAAGTACATGAGAGGACTGGTGAGATCAATGGTATTAAGCGTGGGCTTACAGCTACAGACTTCCTTGATTCAAAGAAAGTAGAGGAGCATCTGCGTAAGCTTAGTTCCTCGTGTATCGCTGTTGGACATAATCGTCATGCTACTATAGGTGCTCATTCAAATGAGAATGCTCATCCATTCTTCCATGGTAATATCCATCTAGTACACAATGGTTCATTACGTAGCCATCACACTCTCCCTGATAACAAAGACTTTGTAGTTGACTCAGAGATGATTGCACACTCCATCAATAAGATTGGGGTAGAGGAAACACTTAAGTTATTGAATGGTTCCTTCGCTTTGGTGTGGTATGACAGTGCTAAGAAAACTCTTAACATGGTGAGGAATAGCGAGCGTCCTCTGTTCATTGGTAAGAACAAAGACAACACTCATATACTGTTTGCATCTGAGGCTGGGATGTTACGTTGGATTGCCTCACGTAATGGTCTAGAGCTTGATACTGTTGAGATGGTACCAGATGGTAAGCTACATACGTTCTCCTTTAAAGAAGGGATGAATGAGAAAGAGATCCTTACCGAGGTTAAGGACGTGGAGTTTTATGAGCTTCCCAAAAGTAACTATAGCTACCATAACCCTAACGCTGGCGGCTATCATCCTAACGTTATTCTCAATAAGCTCAAGCTATCTGTAGATCAGAAAGTAACAGCATCATTCCAGACACGTGAGATTCAAGGTAACTCTACTTACAGTAAGTATACTGGTGTACTCTCTGATGACCCTTGGACTCCATGTTATGTTATGACTAACCAGATTCTCACACTTAATGAAGATTACAGACTGAAGGTGTCTGGGGTTAAGGGGACTCTACAAGACATGAATAACATAGAGATTATCCTGAGTGGTATGAAGATTCGGAAAGTGAATAACATTCTCCACATTGGGAGAGATGGGAAGGTTACTACTCAGCACAGTAGGAGCGACGATGATGATATCAAATGGTTACCCGGCCCCAATGGTGGGGATATCACTACAAACGAAATGAAGAAACACCTTAAGGATGGGTGTTCTAATTGTGGGTGTCGCTTAGAGATATGGGATGCTGATACAATTGCATGGGCTCCCGGTAATGCACCAATCTGTGAAGACTGTGCTCCTATTATCAGTAAACAAATCACTCTAACTTATGGGAAGAAACACTAATGTTTATTATATACCCGTATAAGATGGGGAGTAACTCAGCTAAGGAATTAGCTAGGGCTCTCAATACTAAACGTGTCTACCCTGATGGTAGATATAATTACAAACCTAATCATCAAATCATTAATTGGGGTAATAGCTATTACCCCAACTTTGATAGAGAGGGGATACGCTGGATCAATAACCCTGACAATGTTGACATGGCAACTAATAAGCTAACAACATTACAGCTTTTGCAGACAGCTAATGTATCCATCCCTGAGTTTACTACTGATATTGATCTAGTGAGGGAATCAGGTGGAGCATTATGGGTTCTTCGTCGCCTACTGAAGAGTCATTCAGGTAGAGGTATTGAACTACATCAAGTTACTAACCCTAATGATATTCCCAATGTCCCACTTTTCACTAAGTATATCAAGAAGAGTGCTGAGTATCGCTTTCATGTAATGAACAGGGAAGTAATTGATGTACAACAGAAGCGTAAGCGTCGTGACTATGATGGGGAGCATAACTATCAGGTAAGGAACCATCATACAGGATGGGTGTACACTAGGGAGAATGTAAATTATCATACCTCTCTGGTTCAGTTAGCCATTGATGCTGTCAATGCTATAGGGTTAGACTTTGGTGCAGTTGACATCATATGGAATGACCACTATCAACGTGGGTATGTACTAGAAGTAAACACTGCTCCCGGATTAGAGGGAGCTACTATCGACATTTACACTAGATCCTTTATCAAACATTATCGTGGAGTCTAATATGGAATACACTTGGAAAAATTATCTAGAGAATCTAGAACAACCAGTTGCTTACTATGTAACTAATTTATGTCCGTCTACTATGGATGCTCATAATTTAACATTTGTATGTGATCATGGCACAATATATTACTCTATCTCATTATTCCCCTCTAACTGTGGAATATCTATTTATCATGATATTAGATTATCTTGTGAGCTATCGCATCTTTTATGGCAGGAGTTCACTGACTTCATGAGAACAACCTCAAAAACTTCAGTTATCATGGTTACACATATAGTTAATAGTAAGGTAGCACAGTTCATGAGGTGTGATCCTGATGTATGGAATATTAGTAAACCACATTTTAATATGAATAGTTCAAATGAAATCATAGTGGGAATGGCTAATGTACATAAAGAAGGGTGGAAACCTTTGGTATGGGGGTACATACAGAAGGTGTAACTGAGTATGAGTCGCATTGATATCATAGGACAGAATGGGAATGAAGGAGACCACTACCTAGTAGAAACAGTAGCTAGGATGTTAGCTGGTGATAGTCAAGATAAAGTTCTTATGGGTGTACACAGAGGTAAAACTAATTGGGAACTCTTTATTCCAAAAGCAATCGAAGTGATTGATGTTATCAAACAGGAGATAGAGAATGCAAAATAATATTCAAGATAATCATATGGCACGTAAGATTTATAATGACCATGCTACCTACATAGCCCTGTGTAAGGAACATAATCAGCCATGTTGGAATGTGTCTGATGAACGTAACTTCTATAAGCATTTCACATATGTACTTAAGAGATTCGGTGGTAAGCGGTAATGAATAATCGTCTATGGAATTGCCGTAATCCCCATCAAGGGGATGCTAAGAAGGTGCTGTGTGTATGTAGTGCTGGGCTTCTTCGTTCTCCTACTGCTGCACAGGTGCTCAATCAGAAGTATGGGTTCAACACCAGAGCTGCTGGTTTAGATCAGGGGCATGCCCTCATCCCTATTGATGATGTCCTCTTAACTTGGGCAGATGAAATTGTATGCATGACTAAGGATCAAGAGAGGGTGTTAAAGTATTCATTGGAAACATTGGGACACACAACACAAGTGAAATGCCTAGATATTGAGGACTCATTTGCATACATGGATAGCAAGCTGATTGAGTTAATCAATAGCAATTATGTGGAGTAAGAACGAAATTATAGGTGATGCTCCTTGTCCTAGATGTCGATCCCAAGGGAATGACAAGACAGGGAACCATCTTATTATCTTCAGCAATGGTAATAAGTTTTGTAATCGCTGTGGGTATAAAGAAATTGGAGAAGGTAATGAGAAAGCAATGATAACTAAAGAAGATTTACCAGACTATCAATCAATGGAGGAGATAGACTCCTATCCATTCGACAATCTACCTGATCGTGGCATTCGTAGAGAGACAGCAGAGTTCTATGGTGTTAGAGTTTCATACGATGAAAGCTCACGGCAGGTGGATGCACACTACTATCCCCTATTCAAGAATGGTAAACCCTCTGGGTATAAGAAGAGGATTATCATTACCAAGAAGTTCAAGATTATAGGGGATGGTAAAGAAGCACAGTTATTCGGACAGCAACTCTTTGGTGAGGGTGGTAAGCTACTCATCATCACTGAGGGTGAATGTGATGCAATGGCTGCACATCAAATGCTCCGTGATGCAGGGAAGAATTATCGTGTAGTTTCTGTGCCACATGGGGCCAACCCACAATCAATCAAAGTAAATTTACAATGGATTGAATCATTTCAATCAATCATCCTAGCCTTTGACCAAGACAAACCGGGCAAGGAAGCAGCTCAAGCTGTAGCTGAACTCCTCTCTCCGGGTAAGGCTAAGATCATGACGTTCTCTGAGAAAGATCCTAATGATCTATTGTTAGCTGGGAAAGGGAAGGAGTTTATCCAGTCTATATACAATGCTACTATGTATCGTCCTGATGGTATTGTGTCAGGTAAGGATACATGGGATATCATTAAGAGTAAGCCACGTGTAGAGTCTGTCCCTTATCCTCAGGATTGGGATGAGATCAATACTAAGACCTATGGGATGCGTCTTGGTGAGCTTGACACATGGACTTCAGGTTCAGGGATGGGTAAGTCTCAGCTACTCCGTGAGCTACAGTACCATCTGTTCCAGAAGACTGAGAGTAATGTAGGTATAATCTCCTTAGAGGAGCCTCTAACCGATTCTGTTGAATCATTAATGGCTCTACATCTAAACAAACGTATAATGCTTCCTGATGTACGTGAGAAGGTTACAGACGAGGAGATGTATGAAGCATGGAAAGCTACCGTAGGTACTAATAGGTTCCACTTCTATGACCACTTTGGCTCAGTAGATGATGAGTCATTGGTGACTAAGATACGTTACCTAGCTAGAGGGTTAGACTGTAAATATATATTCCTTGATCACCTGAGTATTGTAGTGTCAGAGTTTGCTGACCAAGGTGGTGAACGTGAACGTATTGACACAATCATGACCCGTCTTAAGAACCTGACACAGGAGCTTGGCATATGGATTGGTCTTGTGGTTCACTTACGTAAGACATCCACTGGTGGAAAATCATTTGAGGAGGGGGGTATCCCATCCCTTGATGATCTTCGTGGTAGTGGTGCCATTAAGCAGTTGAGTAATAATGTGTATGCTCTATCACGTAACCAGCAACACCCTGAGGAGGTTGTGAGGAATACATCACGCCTTCATGTATTGAAATGCAGACTAACTGGGCGTACTGGTGATGCTGACTATCTATACTTTAATGATTCAACTGGCAGAATTGAGAAGTCTGATTATGCTGATGAACCTGAGGAGAACTTAGATAATGACTTCTAATGTATGGTTTACATCTGACCTCCACTTAGGACATATAGGTTCAGCTAGGCATAGAGGGTTCACATCAGTAGAAGAACATGATGCTGCAATTATCACTCACATGCAAATGGTGATTGGGAAAAGGGATAAGTTATTTATCCTTGGTGATGTATGCTGGAACAACCAGAGTCTAAAACTCTTAGGGGAACTACCGGGGGTTAAGGAGCTTATTATAGGGAATCATGATACACTCCATACGTATGAGTATCTAAAGTACTTCAATAAGATACATGGTTTCCGTTCATATAAGAATTTCTGGTTGAGTCATTGTCCAATACATCCACAAGAGATATATCGCCATGCTGGTAATATACATGGGCATATACATAAAGGGGCAGCTACCCAAAACCTTGGGTACCCATACTATAATGTGAATCAAGATTATAATAACTTTTGCCCTGTTAATTACGATACAATTGTGCATTTCTTTAATGAGCATAAGGAGAAATAATATGCATGTAGATAGTTTCAGTCATGACTTTACATTCTGTTCTAAACAGGACTGTAAGAATATGGAGTGTAAGAGGAACCTATCATCATATCCACTAGATACTACGTTCCATTATATCTCTGTGTCAGAGCTAGCATCTCAATGTGAGTGGCATTTAGAACATGAGAAAGGTATTCGACTTAGAGGGGAATAATCTACTTCCAAATATAACTAAAGTATGGTGTGTTGTATTCAAAGATATTGATACCGATGTTGTCACAAGTTATGACATTAGATCAAGCTCATTCAGAGATGATGTAGCTAAAGAGATTAGGCAGGCTACACTATTGATTGGTCATAATGTAATTAACTTTGACTTTCCTGTTCTTGAGAAAGTATTAGGGATTACATACACTGGTGAGATATACGATACACTCGTTGTATCTAGGCTCCTTAACCCCGACAGAATAGGAGGACATTCCCTTGATAGGTGGGGTAGAAAGTTTGGTAGACTAAAGCCTGAGCATGAAGACTGGACGCAGTTCTCAGAAGAGATGTTACATCGTTGTGCTGAGGATGTGGAGATTAATTATCTCCTGTATAAATATGAGACTGAAGGGATAGCTTCCTCTAAAACAGATTGGTCACTCTCTATTAAACTTGAGCATGAGGTAGCCAAGATAATCTCTAGACAAGAGAGGAATGGGGTGGCCTTCGATAAAGAGAAAGCTATTAGGTGTATTAACAGCTTAACTGATGAACTTGATAAGTTGTACAATCAGGTGAGACCCTCCCTCAAGTATGATGTGAATACACCATATGATAAGCCTGTTAGTAGAGTGTTCCTTAAGTCAGGACAATATACTTCCAGTGTAACACAATGGTATGATGACCCATCCGTAGTTGGAGGGCCATTCTCTCGTGTACTATTTGAGGAACCTGAGCTAGGAAGTAGGCATAAGCTTATCAAACAACTCTTAAGCTTTGGATGGAAGCCTGAGGTATTCACTGAGAAGGGAGCACCTAAGCTAACTATCAAGGGTATCCCTGTAGATTCCCTCAATAATATTGTTGGGGATATAGGGTCAGCTATAGCTAAGTGGTATACATATTCACATCGTAGGTCACAGATACAAGGATGGCTTAATCATCCTAGACTACAGGTGGATGGTAGACTACCAGCTCAGGCTAACCCACTAGGCACTCCCACTGGGAGAATGAGACATTCAGTTGTTGTCAATGTGCCTAAGGCAGAGGAGAGGGTAGTATATGGTAAAGAAATGAGGAGTTTATTCATAGCCAAGCCGGGGTATCTACTGGTTGGGCATGATGCCAGTGGCCTTGAGAACAGGATGCTAGCTCATTACATGAATGATCCTGATCTCACACATGAAATACTTGATGGTGACTTCCATACGAAGGTATGGGAGCCTATCAAAGAGTATGTCCACTCTCGTGGTAACACGAAGAACATAGAATATGCCCTATTCTATGGGGCTGCTGATGATAAGCTGGGGTCTATGGTTGACTACAAGCCCTCAGGTATGTCTAATAAAGCTATGGGTAAGATTATTAGAGAGCTTATCATGAAGGGTCTTCCTGCCCTTGATGATTTAACTAAACGTATACAGAAAGAAGCTAAGAAGGGATACCTAATAGGATTGGATGGACGTAGACTATATGTACGCTATTCTCATTCAGCACTTAACACACAACTACAGGGTGCTGGTGCTATTGTTATGAAAACCTCTATGGTTTTCCTTGATAAATGGGTGAAGAAGTATGAGTTAGATGTAACAAAGGTATTGGATATGCATGACGAAGCACAAGCTGAAGTATTGCCAAGTCATGTTGAACTTTATTCAACCCTCGCCGTCAAATCAATTGAGAGAGCTGGTACATTTTACAAGATGAATGTACCCCTCACAGGTGAAGTAAAGGTTGGAAAGAACTGGGCTGAGACCCATTGATATTTTAAGGAGATACAAAGTTATGGCAATTGTAAAAGGTGCAGTTAGGTGGGCACAGGTTTACCAGCCTAATACTAAGTTTACCCCTGTATGGGAAGTGGATGTTATCCTCTCTAAAGAAGATGCTGTTCGTCTTAAGAAGGAAGGGTTGGCTGTTAAGAAGGACGATGAAGGTAATTATGTAGTTAAGTTCAAGCGCAAGGTGCAGAAGGCTAGTGGTGAACAGAACACCCCACCTCGTGTGATTGATAAGAATAACCAAGTTATCACTGACTTGATTGGTAATGGTTCCATCTGTGCTGTACAGTACTACGCTAAGGAATGGAAGTATGCTGGTAAGTCTGGAGTTAAGGGTCACCTTCAGGGTATAAAGGTATTGAAGTTGGTTCCATATATGAAGGATGAGTTGGCTGATATCAAGGATGATGACTTCGATGATGGCGAAACTAACTTTAATGCTAATGAACTCGACGAGGATATGCCGTTTGATGATGAATAAAACATTTGTAGCTCAAACAGTAGTAGCTCATGAGAATGAGAACTATCAAGTCATTGTTAATGACAAGAACTACACCCTTCTTAATAGAGTTTATGGTGTTAAAGAGAAGGACTTTGAGTTCTTAATTGAAGCTCTCTATGCTGCTGAACAATTCAATCATGCTCTGAAGAATAAGACATACATTATGTCAGATGAAATTATGAATCCACTTCTTAACTTCATCTCTAATCCAGAGAAGATGAACTAATATAATATGGGGGGTCGAAAGACCCCCTATTATTATGGAGGTAATATGTTAAGTTGGTTAAAGGATCAAGTACTCCCAGCTACATTCATAATCCTCGTAGCTTACGCTATATACTCAGCCATTACATTAGCTAGATGGTATGGGTATAATGAAGCTATTGTTGATTCAATAAGGGTTGGCTTATGCATTTTATCGTAGACGCTGATAGTATTGCATATAGGGCAGCCGCAGCAGCAGAAAAGAGAATCTATTCTATTCTCACTCCTGATGGGATCTCACAGGAGTTTCAATATAAGAAGGAAGTTAATGAGTGGCTACAACTTCAGGGGTATGAGACAGCTGAGATTACATTCCGTAAGGAACCAGAGCATGTTGGTAATGCACTCCACAATGTTAATCTAATAATTAATGGCATACGTAATCATCCATTGCATACTACCAGTGAGTACCATATTAGCAGTGATTCTTCTTTTAGAAAGTTTGTAGCTGTCTCACATCCATACAAAGGGAATCGTACAGCAGATAAGCCAGTGCATTTGAGTGTATGTAAAGACTATCTACTCGCAAGATATAATGCTAAGTTAGCTGAATGGATGGAAGCCGATGATACTGTATCTATGGCTGCACTCTCTACACCTAATTCGGTTATTGTATCTATAGATAAAGACCTTGATATGGTTGAGGGGAAGCACCTTAACTGGGTTAAGGGGGAAGTCTATGATATTACTCCAACAGAGGGATTCAGAAACTTCTGTGTTCAGATGCTAATGGGTGATAGAACTGATAACATCGTAGGGATACATGGTATTGGTGCTGTAACAGCTCATAAATTACTAGATGGTTTAGATGAACCAAGTATGTTTAAAGTTGTCGAAAGAGAATATATTAAACAATATGGTGAATGTCATAGATCTAGGTTGCTAGAGAATGGGAGATTACTATGGATGATGCGGCATCCTCTGGATGTATGGAATATACCATATGAGTAAGAGAACACCACCACATCCAGAGTATCCCTCATGGACTGAGGCTAGATTCAGACAGTTCATACGCTCAGCATTAAGAGCTGCATGGAGTAGATGGCCACCCAAGTACGAAGTATTAGCTGCTGCTAAGAGGACTGTCTCAGGGAAGAGACACAAGTATGAGTTTCAATGTGCTTCATGTAAGCAATGGTTCAAGCAGAAAGAAGTACAAGTGGATCACATTACCCCTGTAGGTTCTGATACCGATTGGATTCAATTTATACAAAGACTCTTTGTTGGTAAGAATAAACTACAGGTACTATGTAGTGAATGCCACAATTTGAAAACTAAAAGAGAGAGAAGTAAATGATAGCACTAAGTGAAACAGAACTCATCCTCCTAAAGGATACCCTTGATAGAGTAAAGGATGAGTTTGATGCATTAGTTGAAGAATGTGATGCAGTCTTTAATTCAGGTGCAGTAGAAGAAGTTGATGAATGCTTAGTAATTATTGATGCATTATACAATAAACACTTAGCTTATCTAATTGATAAGGGATACGTAAGAGAGGTAGTTGATGACTAAACATTTAGTAATCCCAGATACACAGGTTAAAGATGGAGTAGATATTTCCTATCTAAATTGGGTAGGGCAGTATATAGTACATAAGAAACCTGATGTCATAGTCATGACAGGCGACTTTGCTGATATGCCATCTCTCTCCTCCTATGATAAAGGAACTAAGGGGTTCGAGGGTAGACGTTATCGTAAGGACATTGAAGCTGCACATAATGGGATGGCAGCATTGATGGCCCCTATTCTGGATTACAACTATACACAGAGATTCCATAAGAAAGCTCAGTATAAACCGCGTATGGTTCTTACCCTTGGCAATCATGAGAATCGTATTAATCGTGCTGTTAATTCTGAGCCTATCCTTGAGGGGACTATCTCTATAGATGATTTAGAATATGAGAAATGGGGTTGGGAAGTTTATCCTTTCCTTGATGTGGTAGAGATTGATGGTGTTCTCTACTCCCATTTCTTCCCTCGCTCAGCAAATGGTAGGGTGATGCAGAATAGGAATGGTGCCCCTACAGCTAAGCTACAGGTTATGAGAGAAGCTAAGTCATGCACTGCTGGCCATATGCAGGGGCTTGATTGGCATGCTATGCAGACTCAGGATAGAATCTTATATGGTCTGATAGCTGGGTCATGCTATTTACATGATGAAGAATACCTCACCCCACAAGGTGAGAAGTATTGGAAGGGTGTCATCATGAAGCATGGTGTAAAGGATGGGCAGTATGATCCTATGTTTATATCCCTTGATTACTTGAGAGCTCGATATGGTTAATAATGTCATCCCTTTATTTCTAAAAGAAGAGACAGTAGAAGAAGTAATTGAGTCAGCTAAGAATTCTGGATATGAGCAGTTACTTATAGTTGGGTATGATGCCGAAGGGAAGCTACGCTATCGTTCTAACTTCCCTGACTTGAGAGGTGAACTCTCAGCTATCGAACTTATCAAACATCATATTATTATGTCGGAGTTCTTAGGCTATGAGCCATGAGTTAGATCCTAATGGCATTGACCCACATAATGGTGGGGCCAAATTAGACAAGGGTAAAGTTAAAGCTGCTCTAGTAATGAAAGATTTTGCTAGAGCACTCTGGAAAGTATGTGAAGTTGGAACCTTCGGTGCTAATAAATATTCAGCTAGCGGTTGGGTACAGGTACCAGATGGTTTCAACAGATATGATGATGCATTAATGCGGCATAAGCTGAAGGAATGGATGGGTGAGGAGATTGATGATGACTCTGAGATTGAACATCTAGCTCATGCTGCATGGAATGCATTAGCTACATTAGAATTTAAACTTCGTGAAAAGGAAAGTGAATGATTGATAAAGTAGTACATGGCCCAACCCTCCCTATCTCTGAAGAGATTCACTCCGCTAAGCATCGTCTTAAGGGTGAATCATTTAGAGAGGCTATGAGTAGAATTGCTAATGTATTAGCTGATTCCCCTCTCCATTACGAGTCTTACAGACAGATTCTACTGGAGCAAAGATTCCTCCCCGGGGGTAGGATCCAAGCAGCCATTGGGAGTCCTCGTAAGACTACAGCTTTTAACTGTTATGTTAGCCGCACTATTGATGATAGTGCTGAAGGTATCATGGAGGCAGCTAAAGAAGCCTTCAAGACTATGAGACTTGGGGGTGGTATTGGGTATGACTTCTCTACTCTTCGTCCTAGAGGAGATGTAATTGTCAGTCTTGATAGCAAATCTTCTGGCCCTCTTAGCTTCATGCAGATATTTGATTCTATCTGTGCTACTGTTAGTTCAGCTGGTCATCGTAGGGGTGCCCAGATGGGGGTGATGAGAGTGGATCATCCTGACATTGAAGAGTTCATTGAAGCTAAGACCAATTCTACCAACCTCACTAGATTCAATATATCAGTGGGTGTAACTGATAAGTTTATGCAGGCAGTAGAGGATGGTGGTGACTTTGATTTAGTCTTTAATGGCAAGACGTATAAGCGAGTAGATGCCCGTTACCTCTGGGATAAGATTATGAGAGCCACTTGGGATTGGGCAGAGCCAGGAATTCTCTTCATTGATAGAATTAATGAGATGAATAACCTGTGGTACTGTGAAAACATTGCTGCTACGAATCCATGTGGTGAACAACCTCTGCCCCCATATGGCGCATGCCTCCTTGGTAGCTTCAACTTAGTTAAATATATTATCGAGTACCAGCCGGGTCACTATCGTTTCAATTGGGATCAGTTCAAAGCAGATGTTCCTGTTGTAGTTAGGGCGCAAGATAACGTGATTGATACTACTATCTATCCTCTCGTTGAACAGGAGAAGGAAGCTAAGAGTAAGAGACGTATGGGGTTGGGGTATACAGGCTTAGCTAACGCTGGTGAAGTACTGGGGTATCCCTATGGTAGTGCTGAGTTTCTTAAGTTCCACACTAAGGTAGCTCGTGTGTTAGCTAATGAAGCGTACAAGGCTTCTGCTCTCTTAGCTAAAGAGAAGGGTAGCTTTGAATTGTTTGACAAGGAGAAGTACCTTGAAGGGAAGTTTATTAAGCGTTTGGATAGAGATACTCAAGACCTTATTGCTACTTATGGCATTCGGAATAGTCATCTCACTTCTATTGCACCAACTGGTACTATTAGCTTGGGTGCTGACAATGTAAGCTCAGGGTGTGAGCCTGTGTTCAGTCATTTCTATGACCGTACTATTATATCAGATGCTATGGAAACAAGGGTAGAAAGGGTATCTGACTATGGGTATAGAGTATGGGGTATTAAAGGTAAGACAGCTGATGAGTGTACTACAGATGAGCATCTATCAGTACTCCTTACTGCTAATGATTGGGTCGATAGTGCTGTATCAAAGACTCTTAATGTTGGCGAAAAGGTAAGTTGGGAAGAGTTCAAGGACATCTACATGAAAGCTTGGAAGGGTAGAGCTAAGGGTTGTACTACATTCAGAGCTGCTGGTAAGAGGTATGGTATCCTTAATGTTGTCAAGGAAGAGGAAGCTGGAGCAGCTTGCTACTATGATGTTAATACAGGAAAGAAGAGCTGTGAGTAGGGGGATCTATGCCAACATATGTATATGAATGTGTAGACTGCGGAGAGATTACAGAAGTACTACAGAAGATTACGGAAGACCCACTTACTACATGTGAGAAGTGTAGTGGTAGTCTTCGCAGAGTGATAACACCTAACCCATTTATATTACGAGGTGACGGATGGGAGAGCAACAAGAGCAAATCGAAGTATCATCAGTGAATCTAGCAAAAGTCTCTGATAAAGATTTAATTATGGAACTTATACATCGGAATGGTATACTAGATATGGGAAACTATTTAGTTACTACTCTTGAAATTGACAATGAGAATGTAGCTCATTTACAAATTACACATACAGCACTGGAGGCATTAACACAATGAGATATGAAGTAGTTTTAGCTGACTATTTTACTAATTGTAAATCATTACATATTAACTGTGACTTCATTACCACTCATGAGAAATTCATCTACTTCGAGAAACATACTGATGGTATGTCAAGTGATATTGAAGCGATAATCCCTATCAGTAATATTCTATCAATTACTAAATGTAATGGTGATAAGGTACCACAGGTTATCACATGGTAGAAGTAGTCTAACAAAAGAGAGGGGGCTTTCGCCCCCTTTTCTTTACTTCCTTAATGACTTTAGTACTGCTGGGATATCTTTAACTACCATCCTAGCACCAAACCAGAATGTAATCACAGTCCATACGATATTCAGAAGAACAGGATTCATAGAAGCCAAGTGCTGTGGTTCCCCAATCCATCCAAATAGAATACCAACTACCCAGAATGTAATGATTGGCCTTGGTAATCTATTTATTCCATCTATCACCACATCAAACCGAGTAGAGTGAGAGATTTGATTCATCTTTCTAGCGCTATCCTGAGATGAATCCCCTGCTTGCATATCTTCAATACTCATCTTATGCTTAGTAGTCTCAGAAGGTATCCACTTATCAGCAACATCACTCACCTGACCAACAATCCCTTTCTCCCCACCAAATAACTTACCAATCCAACTAAACATATTAACTCCTTAATTCAAAATGTGGTGTATCCATGAAGCTCTGATTATAGAAATTCATATCTCCATCCCAGTCATGCCCCCATCTAAGGTTTACCCCTAGCTGCTTGGCTACCCCCATGATTAACCCTGCCATGAAGAAGTGACTAGGCTTATCCCCCCAGTCTACAGGGTAGGGCATCACATCTATAGCATGGGAATACCCGTCAGACTGCACCAGATGCTTGCTGTTGAGAGTTTTGCTAACACCCCTAGCAATGTAGTCCCTTTGAGTGGAAATGTCTCTAGCGCCTTCTAAGACGGTTATATCATATATCTTAATCACTTCATTCATCACCCTCTGTATATCAGGATGACATGTAGCTAACTTCTCCAGTGATACTCTACCAAACTTAGGCATCTTATCTCCAATGTCTAATCCATTGTTCAATGATAGTCTTTGCAGTGTCAGCAACAACAGTTCCTATCACACCTAATGATGCAATGATCGACCAACCAATGACCTGAGTTTTAATCTTCTCAACTCTTTCCTTTCTCTTGTCATGATCATCTTTAAGCATCTGAACAAAGTCATGGTGACTGCTAGTACTGTGTCTATCAATCGCTTCATCAACAATTTCTTTAACAACCTCTCGTACATCTTCCTTAGTAAGATGGTTCATAGCTATTCACTTTCTTCCTTGGGCTTACCAGTGGGGCCATATACCATCTTTAAAGGAACATCTCTCAATTCCTTTCCAACATAAGCTGAGGAAGCTACGAAATTATTAATCCATGCACCAAGAGGATCTACTGTGTAGTTAGCAATTAGATCCTTGACTACAATATACTCATTCTCTCTTCCCTTAGGAGCAGGCATCAGGATATTAATCTTCTTAGAAGAAGTTTCACCCTGATCTTTAGATACCCTACCTACTTCATTAAGGATAAACCCAAACTTAGTGGCAGCATCTTGATAGTTCTTAGACCCTTGTAAATGAACTGATGCCTTAACATACTTAGTGAACCTAGGCATGTAGTCTCTATTGATAATAGACACATCCCTCTGAGCTTCAGGATTAGTGGTAGTTACTACAAGTCTACCATCCTGTGTAGCAGTGAGAGTCATTGTAGTAGGATCAAACTTACCAGTGAATGCTTCCATCACACTGTCAGTAATGTATGTATTGATTGGCCCAGACATCTTACCAGTCAAGTCAACAGGAACAAACTTCGATTGATACTCCACAAAGTTCTCATCAGCAATCAGATCAACCAACCCATCATAGGCAGCTGAGGACTTCTCCTTGTGTATTCCATCTAATAGGGATGAGATAGAGTCATTCACAATCTTCACATCAGAAGCATTAATATCCTTATCTTTGGTTGCAATACCAAACTGAGATTTAAGGGTGGAGAAGAATGACTTAACATTCTGATCTCGGCTTTTAGTTTCAGCTTGGGAATAGACTACAGGGAATGGGTAGTCACCTTTAATCACGCGTTGAACAGCAGTGATATATGGCTTAATCCCCAAATCACTAGCTATCAGTTGAGGTAGAGTCTTATCAAACAACTTATTAGCAAGAAGGACACCACCAACATCAGGATCATTCAACAATCCAAGCTCTACAGTAGCTAGATGACCATCTAACTTAGCTTGAGCTGCATCAGCAGGAGTCTTTCCAGTGATTAACCCACGATATGATTCCTTCATATCAGTGATAACTTTAAGGAAGTTACCAACTTTAGGGTCAGAGGAACCGGGGGGATTCCATTGTGCAATATCAGTTTGGATAGTAGCAGCAATACGCTCAAGACCCATTAACTGCTCAGCTAAAGGGGCCCCTGATTGAATAACCTCATTCATTTGAGTCTGGAACCCTCTTACTGTGGAGCGAGTAACGGGTATCCAAGCATCAGGATCATTGAGAACCATCTCCTTTCTAATCTGCCCACGATCCCTAAGGTTCTTAGTAACCTGCGTTATCTGACTGTCATTATTATTCTTAAGCATCTTAGGGAACCAATCAACATCAGTAAACGGGTTAATACCCTGTTTGACTGCTTCCTTCTGCGCCCATTCCATCATGTCAGAGCCCTGCTTAGCTTCAGCAGCTCTAGCCCCCTCAATCATTTTGATACGAGAGGCGTAATCCCCTAATTCATTAGTAGCAATACCTCTGAATCTATCAGCTAATCCGGGGAATCTATTGATATGATTCTTAGTGAGAGTCTCTACACGAGCCTTGAGTTCTAGCTCAGAGATACGCCCACCACCTTCAGCATAAGCCCCTCTCAATCTCTGCATATCGGCTTTAGCAGCCTCTAGAGCTGTATCTTCCTCAGGGGAGAGGAGCCCCTCAGTCTGCTGTGACATCATATCTACTACTTGATGCTGACCAGCAATAGATCCTTCTAGTTCAGCCTGAGTAAAGTAGTCACGGACAAGCTGTTCAGTACCAGCTTCAACCTGAGACCCCTCATATGCTGCAATTTGCTCTTGTACAAAGCCACCAAGCATCTTTATCTGCTCAGCACCAGAGGTATCAACTACACCACGCTGGACAAATGAAGCAGCACTCGTATCAATAGGTGATAATCCAGTAACATCAGGGCCAAATTTACTCGGCATTGAATAACTCCTCATTCATTCCATCATTAAGCATTTGAAGAATAGTCTTCTTTTGGTTCTCAGTAAGAGTATTGTTTCTCATGACAGTGGAGACTATCTCATTCCTAATCTCCCCACCGTTAGTAGCATCATGTAACATTCTAGAGATAACAGAATCCCCAAGGGTCTTCATCTTATCACTAGCAATCTTCTCCATATACCCAGCTACTCTCTGTCTCTCATGAGGCTCAAGTGAATTAAGAGTACTCTGCCAAGCTAAGAGATGTACTTCATATGTCTTTCTATCGAGAGTACCATACATCTTATAGGCTCTTTCGATAGCCTCGAAGTGACGCTTAGCATAGTCTCTCAGTTCTTTCTCTTCATCATAAGAGGCTTTGAGATATTCATAAGCATCATCTACCTTGTAGTTACCAAAGCCAAAGAGCTGTGACAATGCTTCAGCTCTGGTAGCCTCAATAATGTTATCACCCCTAGCACTAATGAGCTTACCAGTGTGCATAGCATATCTATACTTCATGTAATCACTAACACCTGAAGCAATACTAGCTACAGCAAGGAAGCTCTTACCAAGCTTCTCGGGGGTAGATAGATCAGGAGTCCCAGAGATAGCTGAGATATCATCCATTGCTCTACTAATCCTTGAGTTCTCAAACCCAACTATATTATAAGATGGGCCCATGATAGCTGCTCTCCAGTCCTCATGGAGGAGCTTAGACATCACATCATGGAAAAATAATCCACCACTCAATGGAGCAAAGCTTTCAGAGAACTTAATCTTACTACCATCATTCTTCTCATCAGACATAACATTCAATAAGGTATTCATGGCGATATCTATAGTGCCACCACGTACTACCATGTCAACTTCAGGAGGTAGATCAACACCAATCTCATCTTGAATCATATTGATAAAACTATTAAGACCAAAGCCAGCACCACCAAACCATATCAGGTTAGCAGCAGCTATCTTCACCTTATCTGCGCCTGTGAATGCCTTAGACCCACCCATAGATGTAGGGAGAACAGAGAGTAGAGCCTTATGTGGCACTGCAACGAACTGAAGAGGCAGAGCTAGCAGACCCTTCTGATACTTAAGAGTACCCGGAACTGACATAGCATAAGAGATCTCTCTAGCATGTGCTGATATCTGATCAGAGAATGCTTTCTCTGTCCAACGATGGGCTAACTCAGGATTAGTATCCATAAACTTCTTACGAGCAATCAACCAAGAACCAGTAAGGTTTATGAACTCACCTATATCGAATCCAGCTGCCTTAGAGTATTGGATGATCCTCTTACCAACATTAACCCCACCAGATAATACTCTTTTAGTTGGAGATATAAGTGTAGTCTCATGGATATCCTTAACCAACCCTTCAATATAGAAGTTACTATCAATGGAATAAGGGAGACCACTCTTATTAAAGTAGTTATCAGATAGAATTCTAAACTCATCTTCACTCATACCCATGAGCTTAGAGCCAGCTTTCACAGCTTTCTCGTATGCAGCAGGATACTTGATTGTAGCTCTAGCAAATGATAAAGCAATACCATCCCTAGCGAACTGACCAGATAACATATACTTCGGATCAACAAAACTATATTGTAACAACTGTAAAGACTGTACTAAGAGCTGTCTCAGTGGTCTGAGGGCAATGAAAAACACACTGGGAAGCTTACGTAAAGCCCCAGTAGGGGATATCTGACCAGCACTCTTGATACCTACTGATACATCTCTCGGAAGGATAGTCTCTAATGTCTCAGAGAGATCCATCATGAATGACTGCCACATCTTATCAGTCTTCGCAGGAGCTCTTGAGAGCGTAGAGATGTGCTCAAGTAATGCCTTAGCATTAGCGTAGTCCTGAGCCGTACCAGCCTGCTTCACAAGCTGTCTGGGGTCAGTTGGGAACGACTTAAGACCATCAGTGGCAGGAATCATGTGTCCATAAGTCTTTAACCACCCCTGTCTGAGAGACTCAAGCAGATCATCATATGACACCTTACTTGAGATGGCTCTAATGGAACGATAGAGAGACTCAATAGGGTCTTCAATGTTAGCTAATCCCTTCTCACCATACCCTTCAAGGTGTGTACCACGACGCTTAGTGTTAGAGAGGGCAGTCTGATACAAGTGGTAGTCCTTCTCGTAGAAATTATCATACTCATGGCCTCTACGAGCTACATAACGCTCACCTGTAGTCTCAGCTAATTCTCTAGCAGCAGCATCAGCTTCAGATTTAGTGGAATAAGCAGCAATAGTATCCCCATGATCACGCACTAACAGTGCATCATCAGAAATTCTAGCGCCATTGACAAACATTTCCTTAGGAATCTTATCTACAAAGTAGAATTCCTTATACGTTCTCTGAAAATACCCATTAATGTAGGGGAGAACTGAACCATTGAATGCCTTATACTGAGAATCTTTACCAGATACTAACACATAGTCAGTTTTATGGCTGCCAACTCTCATTGGTTTATTCATACGGCCAACAGACCCGCCCTCAGCAATGAGTTTATCAAAAGCTTTCTGTGAAAAACCCTCTACTGTCCCAGTGACAGGGTTATATACAGATTTAACATTGTTCTTTACGTAATCGACGTCTAATTCCTTAGCAAATATACGATGAGTGGTACCTGTAGTAACCACTTCCATCATTCCCTGAGCCTTAAGCTTCTTAGCCATCTCATTGTTGGCCATAGACCAGACAATATCAGAGACTTTACGATAAGAGTAGTAAGCTGCTACCTCTTTATCAGACATACCAAGCTTGTTCTTGAGATAAGTTGTATCAAAGATTTCATTTTGACGAGCACCTTCCTCAAGAGCATAGAAAACCTTCTTCTTACTATTGTTCCCAAGCTTAGTAAGGCTATCACTAACGATATCAAGAAGTCTCTTCTCAATAGCTGAAGCCAAATCAGCCGATCTAACAGCAGCTTGAGAGATAGTCCTGTTAAATCTACCAACAACATCAAACAAATAGCCACCATATTTGGTAGCCCCAATCTTTGTAACTGCGTCTACACCAAAAATAGCTGCATCATATGGATTATATACATGGTCAAACTTATAACCTACAAAATAGGAACCTCTCTTACCAAGCTCAGCTTCAATATCAGCAACGATATCAAACTCACCAGTCTTCAAGTTCTTCTTATAGAGAATAACATTCTCAATATCCTTGAAATTCTGAGAAGCATTGGTCAATGCCTTGATAGCTGTAGAGAAACCATTCTTTACAGTGCTACCATAGACAGCAATACCTGAATATCTCTCCATGTTATCCCCTCTTAATAGGGATTCAGCTGGATTCTGAGCAACCATTGACTTATTCAGGTGGAGTTTCATACCATCAATAGCCCCTAAGGACTCATTGACAGCATCCATAGCAGCTACCTTAGCGTTAGCTGAGTAATTGATACCATGTGTAGCTGCCTGCTCTGCAATATCATCAGCTATCTTATTGTACTTGAGCATCTCATCGACTACATCGGAAGGTAAATCCTGTATTACCTTAATATCCCAACGAGGGAGAATCATAGAGTTGATAACACTAACCTTAGTACCACCAGCAGCATGAGCAAGCTCATTAGTGGGGGCATTTATAGCATCAGCAGCTACCTTAGAAGCTAAGGTTTTATTAGCTTCAGCAGTCAGGATCAATGGAGACTTATTGGGGAGAATATTAGCAGCAGCCCTTGCCTTAGCAAATGGGGTCATTGCTACACGAGCAGCACCACCCACAATAAACCCTGTGTCAAGAACACCAATGAGATTATCGAGTCCTCTCTGCCACGTAGCATACTCAGGGTCTTCTACGAGATCCTGAATCATGAACATCTTCTTCATATCCATACCGGGGAGAGCAGAGATGGCTGACAGCAACTTACTAGAAGCTTCAGCTCTCTTATCATAGGGCATTCTTTCAAGAGCTTTACGGATCTCTACTTTATTCTCACCCATAAAGATGATATTCTTTACTCTATCCCATGTGCTCTCAGCACCAAGCACTTCTTCCTTAGCTGCCTGAACAGAAATACCCTCAATGAAAGGAAGAACTACCTCAGCAAACCCAAGTAACCCTGCCTGTACTGAGGGATCAAACTCTGCTCCTGCCTTATTGATAGCAGCTTGGGTATCATCATAGTATTTAACACGATCAAAGATGAATGAGGCATCATATGCTTTATGCTCAGCATCGACAGCATTGGTGGCTTCTTCAGCAGCATAGATACGCTGGAGGTATTCCTCAGTGAGATTTACTTCCAGCTCTCTGTCTTTGAGATACTGAGCGATAGTGGCCTGCTTCTCCTCCTGAGGGATATTAGGATTAGCAATCATATCAGACATAGCTTTCCTATCATACTTATCAGCATCAGTCTGAATAAATCGTTGGATATTATCGTAATCAGATGAATATCCAGTAGTCTCTAGATCAATCTTAATCTTACGATAGGTATCTATTAATTGTTGGGGATCTTGATTAGGAGTAGCAGACAAAGCAGCAGCATAGAACGCCTGAGAACTGGCGTTCTTAATCTCTACTTGAGTTGTCTTCTCTACTACCAATTGCTCAGGAGTGAATTGAGAATACGTATCTGGAGTAATTAGTTCCATTTTTATCCTTATGGCTTCTTTTTAAATGCTTTCATAAATGTTTCACTACCACCAACCAAGCTAGCGAAAGTCCCAGCAACACTACTCCATGCACCCATCTCTGCTGCTGCTCCCTGATGAGAAGCTGCTTTCATCTCAAAGATTGAAGCCTCCCTAGAATACCCCTGTACTCTATCCACGAAGGAAAGGTTAGACCCAAGCTGTGCGGATACTGAAGAGACTGCGCCCATAGCACCTGAGCTCTGAGCTACACCACCTTGGGAAGCCTGAGCCTGTACTGTAGCTCTACGTACTCTAGCTTCACGTATAGCTCTCACCCTCTCCCGATACGCCTTCACATCTGCTGACTTCCGCTGTGCTTCTATTGCCTGTCTCTGCGCACCAGCAGCCGCCTTAGTCTCCTGACCAGCTTCATATGCAGTGTAAGCACTATACGCAGTCAATAAATACCCTGCTGCTTGCCAACCCATTTTAACCCCCTATATACTTAGTATGTAACCTTTCGGTATTCTGGTAACCTAAACGGTTCAGAATTGGATCGAATGGTGCATGTGTTTTTGTATTGATCATTACTACAGAGACTCCTTGTTCCTTTAGTTTAGACTCAGCATACTTAATCAATCTTATACCTGCTGATCCTTTTCTATGATCTGGATGAATAAAAAGTATATCATTTGAAGCGAATATATGATCCATATAATGTAAAGATGGCTGCACAAAAAATACTATGTACCCAACTAACAATCCATTATCTCTCGCAGTAAATACTTTTATAATACCAACTCTTTCTAATTCTAAATAAGCTGCTACATTTGGTTTTAATTGTATCTTGTCTTTATTGATAGCAATCATTTCCCAATGTTTAACTAAGAGTTCTAATCCTTCTGTCAGGATAGTCTTAACATTCTCAACTTGAAATGTTATCATACATTAGTAAATCCAGAATATGATACTGCCCAACCTAAGAGGTGCATATCCTTCCCAACCTCAGAAGTGATATACAAGGAGAGAGCTCTCCCCTTACCCCTTAATCTATTCTTAGTAGTTATTACAGTGTACCCGTAATTAAATGTATCAGACACCGATTCAGGGATATAGTTCAATTTAATTCTATAAGCTTGGAACTCAGACCCCCATCTACCACCAGCAGCAGAGTTAGTCCATTCCCATCTACTCCTAACCTTACACCCAGATTGATTAGCTAATTGTATTACACCATCAACTAGCTTAAATCCATCCTCAGTGCGATTAAAATGGAAGGTGATATTATCCACCATCTTATCTCTCTGGGTATCCTGTAAGGATTCATAACCAGTTACAAGATAACTTGAGAAAGAGACACCTATAGCATTATCACTAAACCAATCCATGAAGTCTGTATTACGATAGTTACTAAAGGTAAACCTAGTAGTAAGCCTAGTTCTAGGGCGTATCGTTAGATATTTAACTACAGACTGATCACTATTATTCAGTGATGAAGTAACTATAACATTATTAGCACCAACTACAACTGTATCACCACTAGCCAATACCTGTTCATCAGTATCAATAGTAGTGAATCCTGGGGAGGTGATATACCCAGAGACAAATGGGGTATCACCACTCAGGGAACTAATTGTGTGTGGATAAAATGCTTTCAGTCTAGTATCAAAGATCAGCTCTCGATTATACTTAGCTCTTGCACCAGTTGATCCATACCCATCAGAATCGTTATAAAGCCATCTAATCTTCTTAACGATAGGATCATATACCCCAGTAGCATACTTCTTCCCTAACGTAGGAATATTATTATAGAAGCTCTGGATTGTTTCAGTGCTTACATTCTGAGCTTGTAACCTACCAGATACATTCTCAAAAGCAACTAAATAGATGCCACCTAAGCTCCAGAAGAAAACACTACCTTCAGCATTAACTACGGAAGAAGGAGATGAGACACCAATAGTAGTAATCTTATTGATCTGATAGTCTGTGGCTGAGAACCCCCCAGTACCTCCGTAGAGCTCCCACAATCCATTCTCTGCAACAATCAATAGAGAGTTACCAACAGGGATCAACTTACGAATACCAGTGGCCTCAGGGATGATTAGATGACCACCATCTGTATCAATGATATCTGAGATATGCTCAGAGGTAGGGTCAGCTTCCTGATGGCAAGCACCAAGGTTAGTATCATTATTAATGATATTGGAGAAGAACACTACTCCAGAGTAATTAGGGGACTCATCATCCCCACCTGTTACAACTGAATCAATCCCAGAGTAGAAGACACGACTAGCATATGAAGCTACACATGACACGCTACCACCCTCAGAGTCAGATGGTAATCCAGAGACTCCAGACTCAGCACCACGAGAGGCACCACGAGCACGGTAGTCAATAATGAATTTACCTGAAGGAGCATGAGTGTTGCCAAAGAACTGCTTAGCTAATAGGCCGCTCTGGAAATCATCATTAGAATCTTTAGCTACATGAACAATATCCGCATTGGAAGGATAGGTTCCAAGCCCAGACTTTACAGCATCATACTGAGTAGCTGTCCATCCTTGATTAAGGAGATTGTATTGATGTAAAGCTGAGAGAGTTGAGGGTCTATCACTAACAGCTATACCATCATCTACCCCCCAGAAATCTCTTATCTTAATAGTGATATTAGTTTTAGTAACAGTATCAGTGACGGTGTCATAAGACAGATAGAAGGGTCCATTATCAGAATTAACACACACCAACAATCCATTGATGATAGCGGTATCAATGATGTTATCAGTGGCAGTAATAGAGATGGCTGCCCCACCATTAAGGACAACACTAGAGAAAGCTTCAGCGTTCAGATCTACAAAGAATAGTTTATCTCTGATATGTACTACACCAATAGAATTCTCAGGATCATTATCAGCATTGTCCCATCTATGGACGGAGTAAAATGCTGAATTAATATATGAGTCTAATTCTCCAGTGTCAACTAGAGCATAGTTATTCTCATAATCTATCCCGAGGCGTCTACGACGAGAGCCATCAATATCTAAAACAAAGTTATCTTCATCTACAGAAGCGTTTTCAGGAAAGGCTAACACATTGGCCTCAGTGATGAGACCTTTAATAAAGGTGTTATACTCTTTGTTTGCCTTTGCGATTGCCATTGGGAGTCTCTTCTGTAGTCAATCCGTTTAGATATTGTTCAATCTTTTCTACTGCTCTCTCAGGGGAGGTGAAGATACCTGTTAGTATACTAGGTAACTCACCCCCTGAAGTAAAACAAATTTCACACCCTGATATATTTCTTGCTGGTCTAATTGTGATTCCCTTACCATTAGGTGTAACGAATTCCTTCAAACTACTTCCTCCCATATGATTTGAATACTATCTCATCAATTGTCTTAGCCTTCTTTGTAGCAAGTCTACGACGCTGACGGGTTGACTTCTGTTCTTCCTTGGAGTTAGGTGTCTGTCTAAGATCCATGAATACAGTTGACTTACACTCAGCGAGTAAATAACTAAATGCTTCAGCTGGGAGATCAGGATAGAAATCTTTATCCATAGTCCATGTAGGTTCCTTAATTGAAAACACCTGAGTCTTACTAGACTGCATAGTTGTATCTACTACTGAATCATAAGAATCAAACACAATATTGTTATCATCAAATGAAGTCCAGTAGGTTGGGGATACATCATTTCTGATATAAAGTTTTACACCACTAGCATCAGAAACTGTAACTACATTACTAGCATCTGAACGTCTCTGAGACACATAGCTCAAAAACTCTTCAGGACTCCTATACATTACATCCTCGTACTTATCATACGTGTCAGTGGACTTCCTCTTATTATATTTAAGAGTAGTAATACGATTGGTATTAGTAGGAACCTGCATGTAGTTAGGCTTCGTGGTATCACCCAGTCCTGTGAGGGTCACAAGAGTCTTGAGGTGAGGCCAGTCCTTACCATGGATAATCTCATAGTAGGTACTCTTAACAATGTTAGCTACCTGCGTGGATTCAATTGTATCATAGATATCATTAACCTCATCACCATTAGTGTCATTGAGGATATCTTGAACAATTTCTAATAGAGTCATCTTAGGCATCAGTTTGCCCTTTTGATAGTCATATTACAGAACTGGACTGTCAATTCATTACCAGCAGCTTCTTTAACAAGCGGGTATATCTTATCTCCAGCAGATAATGAAGGGAGACATAACAAAGTTATAATTGAAGTTTCTGATGTTCTAGTTGTAGCCAAGATAGCTTGCACTGAGGTTGATTGTTCAACAATACCTAGCCCAGAATCAACACCAATAGTAAACGTAAAAGTAGATGGATTTGTGGAAGCTAGAAAACTAACATTCAAGTTAAGCTCGAACACACCAGCCTCAGCCACCTGCATATAACCGGAGGCTGTATCAGTAGTTATACCGGAAGACGCAATGTTCTCCACCCAAGTGACAGTACCACCAACACTAGCTGTATTTAATGGGAGGAACGCAGTAGTTATACCAGTAGTAGCAGTTGAAGTACAATGCATACATGCGTATTCACCCTTAGAAACATTTCTCCATGCGCCAGAACCAGAGCCATTAGCAACATAAGCTGTACCAGCAGCAGCAGCAGCTACCCCCTTAGGCTCATGGATATTCGGATCAGTTATATTTACATGTTCAATTGCCATCATCTAATCCTAATAAAGTGAAGCCAGCCCCCACTATGTAGGAGCCAGCTCACGGTTTTATGCATCAGCCATTAGGCCATGCGCTTCTAGTACATCTAGAATAGAGTTTATCTTGGTATTAGCTGCGTTGATCGCTACTATGATCTCTGCTTCAGTATCAAGATCCGGGGTTGCATAGTCCACCTTAGCATCAGCAATTACTGCTTGCTGAGAACCAATAAGTGGTTTACCATTCTCATCAGCGAACTGGCTATTCTCTTTACTCGGATTTGCCATAGTTATAATCTCCTGAAAAGGGAGAAGAGGGAAACCCCTCCTCCCCTATATTATTTACACACCCTCAGGCATATACTCAATAACAATACGAGCCTTACCAGTCAGGAGATCATTCACATTAGGAGCCACAACTACTTCACCAGCAGCAGCACCAGTAGACACACCAACCAGAGCACCAGCACCAGTGTAGAAATTACCACGAGTAGCAATAGCAGTCGGAGTCAGCTGAGCAGCAGTATGCAAGCCATCATTATCAATCTCAGTACCATCAGCCTGCTGCAAACCTACAAGCAGATTAGTGGTAGTAGAGGTAGAGGTGAAGGCAGTCAGTACTTCAAACCGCGAGGAGATGATCTTGGAGTAAGCCGGGATCACAATCTGTTGGTTATTAGTACCTGCGGCAGGCAGCTCATTGTAGTCAAACACGAAGTCAATCGTGCGAATGGGGCCATCATATGAGAACTCACCGCCGTAACGCTTGGTAGTCTCAAGGGGGCCGTAATGCTTGGTAACCCCACGAATAGCCTGTGTTTCAATACCCATAATATTTCTCCTTAATAAGCAGTAGCAGAGCTAACAACAACACCCAGAGTGTCACCACGCTGAGCACCAAAGCCGAAGCGGGAAGTAACTTGGAACTTATCAGCACGTTCCTCACTATCTCTCCAACCTTCAGTCTTCGGCATCAGACGCCATGCGCGCATAATAGGCTTGCAGTTGTCATCAGCAACACACTGGAACACGTTAGCTACGTCACCAGCAGCACCAGCAGTAGTGTTACCATCACGGTCAGTCAGAGAACCTTCAGCACCAGTCAGTACATGCAGACGATTACTGGTGTAGATATCCCAACCGAATACGTTCCGAATGAAGCGATGCTCCTTAGCGAAACCTTCAGTGATGATACCCTCGAACTGCGGGTTGTTGGATACATTAACCAGATTGGTCAGGGTATTGAGGGTAAGCTCAACCACCGGATCTACAATGGCAATACGGCCACTCTGCGGAGCATCAGCCTTATCAAAGGCGTAACGCATATAAGCAAAGTCCTGCACTTCAAACTGCTTGGATGCACCATTAGCGGTGAAACGATGCTTAACACCATTCACAGCATTGGCAGCATTAGCAGTCTGAGCAGAGTTACAAGCCTTCAGGTACTTGGTCTCAACGTTCTCAGCGATCTTACGGGTGGCTTCCATAGCCCGCATAGCCATCAAGGCTTCGAGCTGCTGGCCATCCTGACGAAGCTCATCAGAGATCTTCCAAGCATCACCGATGTAGTCAGTGATCGACATGGTGATAGTGTTAGTATCAATATTGGTGAAGGACAACGGCAGACCTTCAGCCACATCCTGAATGGTGGTAGTACCAACAGTCTTGATGTTCAGCGTAGTACCAGTACCGAAGTCGGTGACATCACGAGTGAAGCTATCCGGCAGTACCATGCTGGGCAGATTTTCCAGAATAAACTGGGAGTACTGCTGTGCCTCAATAAAGGCAGTAGTGTTATTACGATCCATTATTCAACTCCTAATTGTTGTTTGACTTTAACCCCTGCATTCCTCCAACCAGCAACTAGATCTTTAGTCGTGTTGCCAGAGATGACAGAAGATATCTCCTGATCTTTAGGATGGATTGCTCCGGTATTTATAGAACCTGATGTCTTAGCTGGAGCCATTGGCGCCTGTTGTGCATCAACACCAGTTAGTTTAAACACCGCATTGGGAGAGGATGCAGCAAGTTGATTCATCATTGACAGAGACATACCAGCTTCAGAAGCAGCCTTCTTGTACATCTCATCAGCCCTCTCACCAAACTTAGCAGTCAGCTTCTCCATGACAGTGTTTACATTGTCACGAGCTTTCTGACGTACATCTTTCTCAGTGAGCTTGCGTTCAATAATTGAATCTAAGTCTTTCAAATCAAGAGTCGGTGCGGAGGGTTTCTCCACGGAATTCTTTTCACCAACCGATTTGAAGTTCTCAAGTACTTCTTCAGCAGTCTTACGTCTTTCAACCTCTACTCTCAACTCTTGGAGTTCCTTCTCAAGGGTGGAGATATGACTCTGTGCATGAGGTATAGAACGAATAGCTGCCTCTACATTAGTGTACTTGGGACTCCCATCTTCCTTCACAACCATAGCCAGAAGGTCTTCATAGCTCTTATTCTGCGAAGGGGCTTCAGCAACCTGTTGGTCTTGGGGGGCTGAAGGTACTACATTATTACTACCAAAAATACTTTCGTCTTGGTCAGACATACTTACTCCTAAGTGATTATAGCGAGAACTTTATATAAAGCCTTCTGCTCACCAAGAAGGTGAGCTTGGTACTCAGACCATGCAGGCTTAGAAAAGTTCACTTCGTCTCGTTGTTTTCTTTGAGAAGTTTCAATATCATCTCTAAGTAAATCAGCAAGTTTTTTTAAAGCAGGCTGAGCAGCTGCCCAATCTCTGTCAAAATCTGCCTTCTCCTTGGCTGACCATGACTGCTCATACAGTCTAATACTAGACATCCATCTCTCCTAACATACTCTCTTCAATATCAGGGGTAGCTTCCATTATCTGAAGTCCCTTCTGAGCTTGGCTAACTAACTGCTGGGTTTCAGCCTGTTCAAAGATAGCTACGTTATCACGAATCAATTCAGCTCTCTCCAACTGTAATAGCCCTTCAACATACTTAGCCAACTGTTTGCTACTCATATGAACTGCAATACTATCCCAGATACGAGTGTTAGACAGGGCTACTAAGTTCTGCATCAACTGAGCTTGAGCTGAGAAATGTCTAGCTCCAACTGGTTTCAACTTACCCTTAGCTGTAATATCTTCCTTAGAGATCTCCATGAAGTCTTCTACACCGAAGTCATCATCCATCACTCTTACTAGATCAACTGTATCTAAGTTCCTACGTGATACTTCTAACATCATATTCAAGCAGGGCTCAAGGAACTCTAACTCAAACTTCGTAATCTTATCTTGGAAGATACGGCCAGCAGCAAGCTGTAGCTGCTGCACTTCAAATGCTGTCTTCTCACCGGGTGTTCTAATACCCATAGCTTCCTTAGGAGCACCAGCCATCTCTTCCATGAGCATCATGATATAGCCAATTTCATTATTGACTTGGAATGCTGCTGCATTAGGAGGCATTGGAATTACATCACCATCCTCAGGGATAGGGATAGAAGTAAACGGCCCATACTCAAAAGGTTCTACATCACCAAATATCTTAAGTGGAGGATGGATAGTCAGATCCAGAGCATCAGCCTTTAAGTTCTCAAGGTGATCAAGTCTATACTGTAAGCCTACTAGATTGTCTAAAGGGCCCATGGAATACAGATTATCAGGGCGATCTCTCCAACCTGTATGAAGCTTAGAAGCATACCCAAGCCAAGAAGGATTGATAGCCTTACGAACAATCCATGATCTGTCAATGATGGTGACAATACAATTTTGCATTAACACACCATTCTCATGATCATAGAGGTTCCCTTCAAACTCCAGAATCTCTACCATGTTAGAGCCAAGGTACTCAAAGAAGTTACCAAAGCCCTCTACTTCCATTGATGTAGCTTTATTAAAGTCCTCTACCCTGTATCCATAAGCGCGTCTACGAACATCTCTAGCCTTAGCTACTACCTCAGTATTGTACTGGAGATCAGGGCGGCTATGCGCTTCCATCTCTAGATCACCAAATGATTTCAGATACCGTGTAATCTTAGGGGAGTCTTTATAATTTGAAGACAAAGGATTAAAGACAATATCATAAGGGGAAGTTCGGATAAGCTTGGGGCCAATGTACCCAGCAATCTCTTCACCAGTGAGAGGATCTACCTTAGACTCATTTACATAAACAACTTCACCGTAGCAATTACCATTGTCAATATAATCATAGAGGATTCTAGAGATAGTCTCTCTGAACCCACTCTCCCTGAGTTTATTATTAATATATGCTTTGATAGCTTTTACTTTTTTGATATCACGAGAGTCTCTATCATAAGCTTCCCACTTAATCCAATCATCGTTTGGGACAAGGGCAGCCATGTAGTTAGCATGGAGGTTATCTCTAATCTGCGTGAGCTTAGGAATAGTAGTGCTATTCTTCCAGCCATTCTTATTATTGGTGGTAGCAGTAGTATCCGTAGCGAAGAGATATTTATTAAGCTCTAACCAATTAGCAACCTGCTTCTGCCTCTGAGAATTAAATGTATCATACATTGATACGATATCCTTAGCCAGCATATCAGGATTAAGAAGGTCTCTAATCTCTAGTACTTTACGGTTCATCAGCCGCAGACTCCACCAAATCGTTTATGAGTAACTACATTGTTCGTAATCACATGTACTCCTGTAAAAGTCTTCCTAGGGGGAATAGCAATATCAATTGCTGAAGCAAGAGCATCCTTGATATCATCGTGTGGGGGCTTAGCCATCAATACTTCTTCCTCCAGCAAATGACACATACCACCCTTGTAATGATAGATCTGCTGATTATCATACTTAGGCTCTAGTATATTACTCACTCTTTCTTCTTTATTACCCTCATGTCTTGTAGGACGATACTCCTCAATCTTCAAGCTTAGACCATGTTGCTTGATATAAGTTTCACGTAATTCACGAACTACTGAGATTTGTGCTACAGTTACTTCAGCCCTCATCCTACTAAACCCCCACTTAACATGTGAGTCAAGGATGTGTTTGAAGTACACTGATATCTTACCATCAGTTTTGAATCTATCAATATCAAGAATATAAATATTATGTTCTGCATCAATCCCAATAACTACAATGGCTGTATAGTCAGCTCTCTTAGAGAGAGAGAAAGCAAAGTCAATGGAAGCAAATAGGTTAAGCTTCCTATCCTTTATGTACCATGAACCATCCTTTGATGTGAGATGCTTCTTATCATAGTACTGTATCTTATCTCTATCAATCCTCTGAGTCTCAGTATCATTAGGATTGTTATAGTACTGAGCAAAGAACTGAGTTCTATCTGTATACTTAGCTTTCTTTCTAGCTAACTCTTTCTGATCAAACCCATAACACTTACCATCAGCCCTACATTCCTTAGGCCATAAGAAGATGCCATCAGTCTCAACTACTTCTTCCATCACTTCATAGACTGGTTCTCTTGAAACAAGCTCACCATTTAGATCATAGATCTCTTCTTCCAAACTAATAAGGGTAGCATACAAATCTTTCGGGTGATATCTAGTTCCGACTACTACCTCTTTAGCTCCAGTGGTTTCAATAGAAGCTAGCTGTGAATAGATAGAACTAACCTTCTCTCGCATACCAGCTGTGTATGCATTATCAGGAACCACCATGTCATCAAGGAATACCATTGTAGCATGGAGTCCAGTGATATTCATAGTGATACCACCAGCAGTGATAGTGGAATCTCGTATCCCTTCCTTCTTACGTAGGGGATGATCTACATTGATTTCACTTACTGACCACTTATCCCTCTTGGCTTCTTCAGGATGAATCATCTCTGGCCAGTATGTGCGATATACATCCGACTCTAGAATGGACTTAATAGCATACAGCTGACGCTCAGCCAGAAGGGCTGTGGCTGACAAATAGAGAATAGTTACTGTTGGATCCCTAGTAATCTCCCAAGCGGCTCTAACAGCAGCACAATGGCTCTTCATGTGATCACGAGGGAGAAGAACTAATTGGTTCTCCTTGGCCCCAGGTCTCGTCCACCATTGGAATAGACGTTGGTGTACCTCTCCATAGATACGCTGAGGATTAACCAACTGAGCAAAGAACCATAAGTCATTCTCCGCTTTGTTACGGATGAGAGACTTCTTCTCAGCTAATTGGTTAGCTCTAGTATTACCCATTAGTTATAATGCCTTATCTTTCGGCGCAAAATTGACACAATGGTTCGGGTCGGCAAGGTTTAGAACGTCCATCATACGAAGAACCCATTGCGCCGTACGGCAAACCAGTCGGCAAACGCCTCGAACTCTGTAGCAGCTATCGGCATATGTGTACCATTCTCGAAATGGATAACCGTTGAGGTGATGCCTCTGCTGAATGCTGCCTGAACCTGCAACATGCCGCTGCCATCGTCAGCGGTGAAACTCACCTGATAGCCGTTGTAGTCCGCCCCGGCCAGCATTGCGACGGTGTTATCAGCCAGCACCTATGCGGTCATGCTGTGCCTCCAATATCATTAAACACTGCCTGTACATCATCAATCCCCAGCAGTGGAGCAGCACCAAGAATCAATGGATGGTCTACGGCCAGCGACGTGGCAGCGTCCCATTTGAATTTGAGGATTGCATCTGAATTGAGGATGTCAACCAGCGTGTCAAGCATTTCATTCGCTTCGCACCATTCTACTAATTGCAGCTTGGTGATGGTAGTGGTGTTTAGAGTGGCCGGCACATTCAACTCTTCCACCAACGCATCGAACTGTTCTTTGCTAATTTCAGTCAGGCCGTCCCTCGCAATGATTGCAGGAGACGGGTCGAAATACGGACTGTTGTCTTGTGATTTATAATAACTCATCGTAATTCACTCCACGATTGCAGACTAGCATTATTTAATGTTGCTGAATAGGTAACACCATTAGGCACTAATGCAGAGGTAGACATGGAGAACCCTGCAGAGGCACTAGAAGCCACATGGCTAGACAGACCTGCCACTGTACATACTATTGATGCTATTGTGGTTGTTGATGATGCCCGCACCGTAAACACAATTGGCCTGCCAGTAGTGTTCGTATAAGTAACACCGGCGCTCCTGCTTCCAGTCACGTCCTGCCACGTCTGACCATACCCAAGCGACTGCATAGCAGTCACAGCATTGCCACCAGCTCCCTGAATCAAACTCGGGGCTGTTGCCCATGTTCCAGCAGTCGCCTGCGTTGATTTGATGATACCGACAACCCTGTAAGGAACGTTCGTTCTCGCAGTTGTGGAGTAGATAGTTGATGCACTATCAGCGCCGCCAGCTCCGCCTTCCGCTGTGGTAGAAATCAAACCAGTTTCGCTAAGGTCATTAGCGCCAGCAAGATTGACTACCGCAAGTTCAACTGTGCCGGCGTTATCCAGGGCTATGACAACAATATGGGACGCGACAGCATTGATAGTGCCGAGAGTTGATCCGCTTGAAACCGTCACCGAAATTGCAGAACTCACGCGACGGCGATTTACTGTCCCGCTGCCAAGTGTTTTAGAACGAAAATCCAGAGTGCATGGATTGAGCGTGACGGTCAGGGCATTTGCTGCTACGGATGCATCCACTGAGTAGACGCCCGGCAAATCTTTATCAGTCAGCGGATCAACCACATTCGTCCCATCACACATCAGCAGACGGGAGGTGCCAACGCCTACGGGGATGCCGGTGCCTGAGGAGGTTTTGACGGTGGCGGTGTAGGCTGAATTATTCTGAAACCAGAAGCGACGTTTGGTGTTGTCAACAATGACATCATGAGCAGCAGTCCATGCACCGGTGACGAGGATGGGACGGTCAAGAGTGTTCTGCGCGGAGTTAAACGTTACATCTGCGTCTGAGGCTGGAGTGATAGTATCATCATTAATCTCATTACCAGCAGTTACAGAGAGTGTGTTACGAACATCATCAGCTGTAGCATCATCAAGGATTGTACGAGCAAAAGCAGTGAGAGGGGTCTCAGCCCATGTGTCTACCCCTGTGGTATAAGCAATCTTATCAGCAGCAGTGCCTAAGGCTGCAATAGAAGTGAGGGTAGCATCAATAGGCTGCTTCTCTGTATCAAGCTCATTAATAGCTGCCTGTACTGTAGTAGCTGCAATAGCTCCAGCTGGAGTATTACTTACCTCTGTAGCATCAGGGATCTGCCATGTGGCAATAGTCCCGTCAGTCTGAATAAACTTCCCAGCATATCCTGTCTGTACAGGAAGACTTGTGCTCCCCATAGTTTGTACATCTACAAGCCTAGCAGCCTCATTAGCATTAACAGGCTCAGGGAGATTTAAAATTCTATTGGAGTTCATATCCAATGAATTTTCCATCTGGTTATCTTCCCCAGAAGTATTATTCCTGTACAACACCTTATTCTGAAACTCAGCTACAAGCTTAGTGAAATTATCATTAAGCTGTGCTGCTGAAAGAAACCCTGAGAGAATACTTGTTAAGCTAATCTTAGCCATTAATGTAACCCTAGTCTGTCTAAATCATCTTTAACGCTATTAAGGATATGATCATCAATAGATGACTCTTTCCCCTTCTTAGCCTTAGTAGCTCTACTCTCCCACCCCCTCTCAGCTAAATACTTAGCTGCTACAGTCCCCTTAGCTCCCTCATTGGAGGCTGTATGAATGATAGCCTTAATAGCTTGGGAGGCTAGCTTAATCTCTAATTCCTCTCTCCATGTGGAGATGTGCTCCATCATAGCCTTGGAGCTGCACAAAGCAAGCCAATGCTTCCAATTACCAAACACCTCTATAGCAAACCTATATTCTGTAGGATCTGCTATCTCCAAATAAATTCGCTTAAGAGAGAGATAAACATTATCACCAACTTTATAATCATAATCTTTAAGAGTAAAGATAGCTTGGTACCCTTCTGTTCTTGTCTCATAGAAGAGCCCCTGAGTAAGGAATCTACCCATCTTATCAATAAGCTGTTCTCTCTCAAACATGCTCATTATCAATATCCTTTCTTCTTCTTTCTAAAATACTCATCAGCATCCTTATTGGAATCCCCTGATGACTTCCTTCCCTTAATAGCATCAGCAGCCTTACCAAGGAGGCCACCAAAGGCTGCACTAATCATAGCTGGGGTAACCTTAACAGGATCATCCTTTTCATGAATCCTACGAGGGGTCTTCTTCTTTTCTGCCATAATGTTCTTCCTATTATGTTAATGTATAGCTTATGTTGTCCTTAGACAACAATATTAAAAATAAAGTTCCATAAAAATAAAAATATTTATTATTTATTTAATTCTTTCTACTAAGGGGCTGGATAAATGAATAACTATTAATGTATATATTAATTGATTAACATTAAGGGTATTATCTATTAGGGCCCTATTATGTTACCTTAATAGTTGTCCTGTTCGAGATGGGGGTTCCCTTAGGATCTCTTAGGGTCTATAAAAAAATTATTAGATAATTTTGGGGTGTAATGCACCTTATATAACCTTCCCCCTGTCCCCCCTTGGTACCCCCGCAGATTAGTCTCCCTGATAATCATTCTCATTTGCACCTAGATTCTCAACCTCGCTTACTCTCTCATTTACCTTCGCATGTTTAATATGTGGTATTAGACAACAGGGATTCAAAAAAGTTCCCTGAAAACGCGTGCAGCGCATCCTCGGCGGTCTCGACATCGACTGGGAGGAGCATCTGTCCCGCCTCACCGGCGATGTGGTGGCGCACCAGCTCGGCAACATGGTGCGAACCTGGAGCGTGACAATGAGAATTATTTTCATTTATTTTTAGATTAATATTAGGGTGTAATTCCCCAAGGTGCCCTATACCACTCCAAATAAGAACAATTATCATTACCATTCAAGCACTTACCAATTCCCCCCATCCATAAGCAATACCTTATCCATGCCAGTACCCAATCCGCCCTATATAGGAGTGCCCAAAAGTGTCACATTGTGACAAAAATGGTCACATTGCGCCGATAATTGTCATTTTTTAGCCTTAGTCTAATTCTTCCCCCTATCCACAATGGGATATACATATCATTCTTCCCCCTATCCACGATGGGATATATTGGCACACTTGGCCTATCCACAATGGGATATATAATGCGGCTTTGCAGGTTAGCATCTACTAACTTGGCATGGGGGGTGCATTGTATTGGGCAGGGGCGAAAGCCCTGGCTGGAACCCGGGCCTTAATCGAGGGCTACTGTGGAGCGCCGCTTGTCGCTTCTCGCAGGGTATTACTATCAAGCTAGACCTGCCTCAAGATATGGGGCTAACGTATGGCGTAGTAACGCTTACGTTATTGTAAGGATAGGGAAGCGCGAAGGGTGCCTTTATATAGGGTGCCCGCATAGCCAACCGACTCCACGCTGCATAGGTCGAAGGGTAAAGCGGGTACACTGCCGCAACCCCCCATAGGCATTGGGCCAGCTCACTGAAAGCATGTAATGATGCTAGTACGAGCTAATAATCAAATAACCCCCGATATTGGTTGACAGCCTCTCACGGTAAGGGTTAGCAGTAGGGGGGAGGAAAGCAATGGGAAAGAGGTAGAACCTAAAGGAACTGCCTTTGCCCTGTTTCAAGTATTCCCCCTGTATGTGATAATCAAACAATCCCTACAGGTTAATCAAAAGGTTAGCCCATGGGGTTAGTTTGACAATAGGCTTTCATTGAATGAGAGTCTATTGTCCTACTAATCCATACAATACTGAACGGAAAAGAGGTGTGGGAAAAATGAGTGTCCAATTTTTCTATGGCGTTAGCAGCAATGGAAAAATCCATAAGACCCTTGGTCCCTCGGCTACTTTGTGTAGTTCGTCTAACCGCGGATTGCGCACTACTCAGATAGATAAGGTACTCCTTGGTCAATATCACTTTAGTCGGTTTTGCAATAAATGCTTCAGCCGTTCTGAGGCACGCGGTTTCTGGGGTGCAAAATGAGCACCTTCCTCCCCTGCGAGGAATGATTAACTACCAGACAACAGAAGCATACGCCTACGGCCTTGGAGTATCTGCCGCCCTCGCTGGCAAGCTCCAAAAAAGTAACCCGTATGAAACTGGCTCGGCCTCCTGGCACAAATTCAACGAGGGTCACGGCGTAGCGTCCAAAACCCTCGAAAGAGAAAGGTTCCACTTTAAAGACAGGCCCGCGCAACCCTGCGGCGCGAAAGCCTGAACAAAAGCAGGCAACAACCTAAAGAGGCAAAAAAATCATGTCCGAAGTAAACAGCCGTACATTCAATAAAGTATTAGGTTCCTTCATCACGTCGCAGAAGAAAAGCCGTGATGTGCTCCAGTCACTCATTATCTTTGGGCTTGAGCAGTACAAGGAACACCAAAACGCTTCCTTCCTTTCATCTATCATCATTAAGTGTAAGGGGGCTAAAAGCATCCCTACTGGTACAGTGAAGGAGTACATTAAGGCACATGCCAATGTTCGCTTCGTGAAGTTGAGTGATGGGACACATGGGTTCAAGAAGGATGGGGAGGTTGCAGAAGTTAATACCCCTGATATGCCTTGGTATGAATGGGAAGGCGCTAAGCATAACAATGTGACAGTCGATATGGATGTAGTAGCACAAGCCAAGCGCCTTCTCACAATGCTCCGCACCAAGCTTGAGGAAGGGCATGTGAAGGATAGGGAAGCCGCTATGAAAATTGGCAAGGCGCTGGATGAAGCTTTGACTGCCTAGGTCATCCACACTGGTGACAAGAGGACGGACATACGATTAACAGCAGTCGATATAAATCTGCCCCCTAGTGTAATGTTAGGGGGCTTTTTTATGTCTACTCACAAAGGAGGAATACATAATGTCAATGCGTAATGTAGGGCATAAGCTGGCAAACGCTGCTAATCTCTATCGGCGTAAAGCTAAGGGTACCTTCCATGTCATTGCTGTTCGCACTAAGGAAGGGTACAAGAAAACCAATGACACGGAAGTTAGGCCATTGGAGAAAGTTAATTGGGCATTGGAAGCTATCAAAGACAGGAAGAAATATGGGCCTGCCCCTTCCATTGGTAAAGGTTAAATTGCTATTTTATCTCCCAGTGGATATGAAGATGAAAACTATTAACAACCCAACATCAACCATCACCAACTGGTATTATAGTCCTTTCACCAATTGTATCCATGGAGTTATCTCTAATGATTCAAGGTTCTCCGATGGTACGCCAGTTAAAACATCAAGAGTTGAAATGTTCTGTTGTGATAGAACTAAGGCTGTTACTCAGAACACCATTTATAACCTTGTTAATGAGATAAAATGGGAGTAATAATGAAAATGTTTCATGAATCATGTCGTGTTATCAAGATGCCCATCACTAACCCCGATGGTACTGAAACAATTAAGATAGTAGTAACTAAAGGTATTACCTACCGTTGCCCAACTACTAAGGGGAGGCATATCCGTAGACAATATTGGATGTCTCGTCGTCAGTATAAGAAGGATATACATAAATGAACATATACCTTGTGTCATACATGTGGAAGGGTGAACCAAGACAAGTGAAGATGAGAGCATTGAGTATAGCACATGCCCGTATTATGTGCCGTGCTCATAAGATTCCGGGCTCCCCTATAATCAGGGAGCAAGGAGAGTTGAAGTTCTAACAAAGTGTTAGTTCTTTAGCGTACGTAACCCTAAAGCGTCAAGGGTAAATGATGCTTAGTGATACTGGAGGGGTGGTTCCTTTTGTATTGCGATGGGCTTGTAGTTTAAGCTCTAATAAACCATATATGGCATATCCTATACTAAGGATAGTATTACCTGTAGTGGGCCTTGCCAGCTAATGATTATGGGGTCGCCCCCTCCTCATAAACACTACAGGCTTTTCATTCTCTTAACTATGAGACCAATGCTATGCTTAGCTATGATTTCAAAAAGTATGCTAACCCATACCATCCATTTACATTTGGAATTGAGATAGAAGTAAGCAATCTCGCAAGCTTAGTACGGAGTCTGACTTTCTTTAAGGGATTTTATATCAAAGAGGATGTGAGTATCCGTGGTGGTAGTACTGCTGAATTAGTTTCTAACCCTCTCACCGCAGAAAAATTAAAAAGAAATGTGAGGGCTTTATATAAATCTGGTGCAATCAGGGAAGTTAATGATTCATGTGGCATACACATACATGTATCAAAGAAACTTCTTACAACTGAGAAAGCATTAAAAATAGAGAAGTTTATCAATCGTGATGCTCATAGTATGCACATTCACCCCATTGCAGGGAGACCAAGGAACGCGTATTGGGGGGGAGTAGAGGAGTACACTCGCTATCGCAGTGTTAACACGCGGCCAGCCTACACTAATGAGGTGAGAATCTTTGCCTCTAGTACTAAGAGTGAATGGGTTGAGAGATGTATTGATGTAGTTAGTACTATGATTTCATATAGCAACCTTGATGATAGCGTACCCCTTGAGAAGTTCTCTCAGTTCTTCTTTAAGAAGTTTGGGTATAGACACGAGGATGTTAAACCATAAGTTTATTCTGCCCGTAGCTCAATCGGATAGAGCAACAGCCTTCTAAGCTGTAGGTTGGGGGTTCGATTCCCTCCGGGCAGGCCAATCAAAGCCTCTGAAGCATTTAGTGGATGATGTGCTGCCCTGTAAGCAGCGGAAGCCGGATCGTTACCGGACAGAGGCTCCATATTTATCAATTCAAATTGAAATGACCCCTAAAGCCTCCTAACAGTGCTCAAATCTAGGGTGTTCGGGGCGTAGCTCCGGCTGACGCAGGCAGAGTTGTCCATTTCTCCTCGCTGACAGAGAACTGTTGTGGTTATGCCTTGTTCATTGGGAGTCCCCGGTGATGGAGTAGCTACCAAGGCTGAGACTACGTAACGTGTACTGTGTGCGGGCACTACGAAAAGGTGTCGCCGGAATCGTAACCGGCACTAACTCCAAGCCCCCCTAGCATAATTGGTTAATGCGCTCAGCTCATAACTGAAGGAAGGAGCGGTTCGAATCCGCCGGGGGGCACCAATTTATGGCAGTTTAGAGGAGGATAACTCTAAATGAGTACGTATAACATTGAAATGCGCAGACTGCTGGAAGTGAATACTGACCCACAGCGCCGCTGCAAGGTGCGCGACGTGAGTTTAGAGCAGTGCTATCAAGCACCATTTAATCACCCCCTAGAAGCCCCTGAGAAGCTCTCTGTTGCGTTTTCATGGACTACCTAGGGCTACCTCATTGGTTGTGGTGATAAGATTGAGCCTGAGTGGCGAAATTGGTAGACGCAAGGGACTTAAAATCCCTCAGCTGAAATGCTATGCCGGTTCGACTCCGGCCTCAGGTACCAACACGAAACTGACAGAGAGGAACGAAACGTGACGACGAACGAACACCAGAACAGCGCCGCAGAAGGTCGGTCGGATATCGAAGGCGTTGTTAGGGCTGGCCCGCACCCATCACACAAGACACGGTTTAGCGACTCGTCTCTGTATGACGAGGTTTGCGAACTGTGCGGAGTCACCGACATTGCTGGTGGCGGATGGGGGAAATTGGCCGAACCGTGCAAAGCGAACACACAGGCCTAAATATATATATATATATATATATATTATATATTAACTATAAGGATAATCATTTATGAAATCAAATAATGATATTATCTTTATACCTATCCTTGGGTTTATCTTAGGGATAGTCTTTACTATCATCCTTATCTCTCATACTAAAATGGATATGAGATATATGGGGCAGGTAGATGTAGCAAGTGGTAAGGTAGTATGTGTTAAGCTCCAAGCTCAGCACATTAGGTGGTATTGCAAAGAGGTTCTAAACTCAAAGGAGAAACAAAATGACTAAGCCTAATTCAATTAAGATTGATGAAGTTGAATATGTCCGTAAGGACTTGGTAAATACCCCTGTAGTTGGCAATCGTGCTGTAATTGTTGTTGATCGTGGGTGGATTTTCGCTGGTGATGTTACCCGCGAGAATGGCCGAATCAAGCTAACACGTGCATTACACGTATTCAAATGGGAGTCTGTTGGATTCGCTGGCATGCTTGAAAACACGAAGAAAGCTGACCTTCGCAAGATATCTGATGTTGATATCCCTGAGGATTCAGAAATCTTTTGTGTGCCGGTTCATGAATCATGGGGACTCTAACTCTACCTGTAGGTGATGGAAGCAGCGACGGCAGCGGCTACGGCTACGGCTACGGCTACGGCAACGGCTACGGCTACGGCTACGGCAGCGGCAGCGGCTACGGCTACGGCTACGGCAGCGGCTACGGCAACGGCAACGGCTACGGCAACGGCTACGGCTACGGCTACGGCAACGGCAACGGCTACGGCTACGGCAGCGGCAACGGCAACGGCAACGGCTACGGCTACGGCTACGGGACAATCAGTATAAGAACACGGAGAAGAGCTTAGGATAATGGATACTCTACCTGTAGGTGATGGAAGCAGCGACGGCAGCGGCTACGGCTACGGCTACGGCAACGGCTACGGCTACGGCTACGGCTACGGCAACGGCTACGGCTACGGCTACGGCAACGGCTACGGCTACGGCTA